TCACCATTTAGTGATGTTCCACCTTGTGGACCTGCTATTGTGTTGAATTTGCTTCTTGCTTCACCTAACATATATTTGCATTTAGCAAGTGTATAATCCTTTAACCATTTTTTTGCCAAATAATCTTTAAGCAATTCTGAATCTGGTCTGTAATTGTAACATTCTAGTAATACTTCTTCACCTTGTCTTGGTCTTTGAAGTATTGTTAAATTTTTGGTTGTTGTGTTCCATTTAAATTCTATGAAAGAACCAAACATTCTTCCTACTAATTCTTGATATTGAGCAAACATATTGTATGTTGCTACACCACCCATGTTAGAACTTGCTAATAGGTATGTGTTTGTGTATGCCATATTGAATGGTTCGAACAATGTACCACCATCTCCACCGCCTGATCTTGAACCTATTGATCTTCTAAAGATTTGTCTAACTTCTATCACCTCGTTTGGAAGTGTATAATCGTTTTGATCCTTCACTAAAGGCAGAAACATATAACTTTCTTCAACAGAGTTATCAGATCTCTGGCGAAATCTGTCTAATGCGTCAGTTAATGCTGTTTCATAGTGTATAGGGTCTAATTCTACGTCTACCATACCGCCACCTAGGCTAGTGTGAACGTAGTCAAATACTTCTTGTTTTTGTGTGCTTAAATCACTCATACAGTTTTCCTTATACATATTTATCGTCCGATAAATATATGTATATGCCGAGATTAAGTCTTTATAAACCAGAAAAAGGGAACGACTACACATTCTTAGACAAAACAGTGGTGGAAATGTTCACTGTGGGCGGAACCGATGTATTTGTACACAAATACCTAGGACCTAAGAATACCGACGAAGCAGACGCTACTCCAACCCAGCCAAAATACGATGCTGTGAAAGAAACCAACATACAGGATATGTTGTTTCTTGAAAATAGAGATAGAAAATACAGTCAAGATGTGTACAGTTTAAGAGGCATATACAATGTGCAAGATATTGATTTTGATATGAGTCAATTTGGACTATTTTTACAGAATGACACATTGTTTATGACTATTCCAATCACCAGCAGTGTTAAAACTTTGGGCAGAAAAGTTATGCCAGGTGATGTATTTGAATTACCTCATTTAAAAGATGAATATGCCTTGAACGATTTTAATGTAGCACTTAAAAGATTTTATGTTGTGGAAGATGTTAGCAGAGCGGCAGAAGGATTTTCACAAACTTGGTATCCACACCTATATAGAGTTAAACTAAAACAAATATACGACTCACAAGAATTTAAAGAAATATTAAACAAAGACGCTGGAGCAGGTGATGGTAAGACATTAAGAGATGTGCTTTCTACTTACGAGAAAGAAATGCAGATCAACAATGCTGTGGTTCAACAAGCAGAAGCAGATTCACCTAAGTCGGGTTATGACATAGCACATTTTTATACACTACAAGTGGATGATCAAGGAAAACCTGAACTAGTTACTACAGATACAACACAATTAGATGCAACCACACAAAACACATTGGCAGACAGAGTAACTCAAACTCCTAGCAAAGAAGGATATGATGGATATATTCTTGGAGACGGTATTGCACCCAACGGCGAACAGTTTGGCTTTGGTATTAGTTTTCCAGCAACATCTGATAAAGGTGATTATTTTTTAAGAACAGATTTCTTACCCAATAGATTATTCAGAAGAGACACTAGTCGTTGGGTAAAAATGGAAGACAACATACGTATGACACTAACTAACACTGACACACGAAGCACACAAAAAGGTACGTTTGTTAACAATACTAAAACTTCAACGATTGCTGGTGAATCAGTTACTGAAAGACAAAGTTTATCAAAAGCACTCAGACCAAAGGCGGATAATTAATGCAATTTTTTTACGACGGACAGATTAGAAGATATATTACTCAAATAATTAGACTGATGAGTAATTTTTCATACAAAGATGGAGATGGTGGATTAAAAACTATTCCTGTTATGTATGGAGATATTTCAAGACAAGTATCACACATTATAAGAGATAATTCAGAAAATAAATTACCGTCTGTACCTAGAATGGGTGTGTATGTTACTGGTTTAGAAATGGATAGAACTCGTTTAGCAGATTCTAGTTTTATTAGTAAAGTTCATGTTAGAGAAAGAGCATATGATAGTGCTGGTAAAGAATATATAAATGAACAAGGTAAAAATGTCACGGTGGAAAGATTAATGCCAACACCATACACATTAACATTGAATGCTGATATTTGGACATCAAACACTGAACAAAAATTACAAGTAATGGAACAAATAATGATGTTGTTTAATCCATCTCTTGAAATACAAACCACAGACAACTACGTTGACTGGACAAGTTTAAGTGTAGTAGAATTATCTCAAATTAATTTTTCATCTAGAACTATTCCATTAGGAACAGAAACAGAAGTTGATGTTGCTACTTTAGGTTTTACAACACCTATATATATTTCACCTCCAACAAAAGTAAAAAAATTAGGAGTAATCACACACATTATTACAAGTATATTCAATGAGCAAACAGGAAATGTAGATTTAAGTCAAACTATGCCTGAACTAAAAGCATATCAAGATGGATATGAAAACAGTATTAAGTTAGACGACAAAGGAAGAGCCGTAAGAAAAGATACAGACTCAGTACAAGGAACAACAGGTATAGATCAAACCATTTATGTGTTAAACAGTGTTGCTCAAATTATTACTAAAGGTGTGATAGGCGGAGAAGTATGGACAGGTAATGTTTTAACTATACCAAATTATAAAAACGGATTAAGTAAAATTTATTTGAATAGAGAAGGTATTGATGCCCAAGTGGTTGGAACAGTTGCAGTCAATGAAACAAATCCATTCCAACTTTTAATTAATTGGGACGAAGATACAATCCCAACTGATACTGTAATTGTTGGCCCAATCACAACAAGTGGATCAGTTGACTTTATAGTAGATCCTACAAAATTTGATCCATCAACGGTCAAACAGAATGGAAAAAGATTATTGTTGTTAAAAGGTATTGGTGATTCTGATAACGAAGATGGTGCTGATGCTTGGAAAGGTGACAGCAATATAGATTTAGTTGCAGGTGCAAATGACATTATAGAATGGAACGGCACAAATTGGGAAGTTATTTTTGATGCCAGCACAATCACAGATCTCACACACGTTACCAATTTGAACACTGGCGTTCAGTACAAATGGAATGGTAGTGAATGGTTATTGTCTTTCGAAGGTGAATATCGAAAAGGCACTTGGAAGATCCAGTAGTCATATAATTACTTACATGAACAGTAAAATTGTAGGGTGTGGAGCACTCTTCTATACATTAGATACCAAAAGATTTTTGTTATTACATAGAACCCAAAGCAAACAAAATAATGTATGGGGACTTGTTGGCGGTACCACAACTTCAGATAAAAATTTATGGGACGGTCTTCAAAGAGAAATTAAAGAAGAAATAGGCGAACAACAAATCAAAAAAACTATTCCAATGGAAACTTTCATCAGTAACGATGAAAATTTTTTATATCATACATATTTGTGTGTGGTTGAAAAAGAATTTATTCCAACTTTAAACACAGAGCACGATGGATATGCATGGGTAACTTTTGGTAATTGGCCCAAGCCATTACACCAAGGATTGCGTAAAACTTTCCAAAATAAAACCAACCAAATTAAATTGGATACTGTGTTTAAAATGTTAAAATTGATCAAATGAAAATAATCGGAGACGTAATGCTAGATGTTTGGGTACAGGGCGATTGTACCAAAGTATCTCCAGAAGCATCCACTCTTGTACTAAAGGAAAGTGATCGTAAATACAACATAGGAGGAGCAGGAAACCTCGCTTTAAACCTGTCAAATCTCGGCGTAGACACGCATCTTTACAGTTCGGTGGGCAACGATGCCCCAGGGCATAGAATACAGGAAATACTGCTTAAAAACAATATCACATCATACATCAGTAACGATGCTGTAACCAGCACTGTGAAAACACGTATGATTGGTCCTGACGGACAGCACTTGTTGAGACTGGATCGTGAAGAACAATACACCCAATCTCAACCCACACAAAATTTATTAAAAAATTTACAAAAAGACGATATTGTTTTGGTAAGCGATTACAACAAAGGAGTGATCAACAGCACACTCGTCAATGATATTGTTAATCTAGTAAAAAGAGTTTACGTAGATCCAAAACAAAATCCTGACTGCTATAAAAACGCATATTTGGTTAAACCTAATATGAAAGAGTATGAGCAATGGTTTGGGAAATTTGATCCTAAAAATGCTGATCAATACAGAAAGCAATTCAATTGGAACTGGTTAGTGATAACTGACGGAGGTCACGGCATTCATGTTGTTGGCGACAATGAATACAAACACAT